GACGTACGCCAGCGACACGGAGAAGCCCCTCGAGGCCGGCGAGAACGCGCCCGAGGACGAGGAGGGCTCGGACGACGAGGGTGACGAGGACGACGACGCGGACAGCGACGCCGACCAGCTCACCATCCCGACCCTCTAGCACGAAGGAGTACGAGCGGTGACGGCTTACAGCAAGGTCGAGGATCTCCTCACGGGTGACATTCGTCTCCCCGGATACCTCGACGTGCCTGGTGCCGTTCAGGATGCCACGGACGAGATCGACTCGAAGATCGGTGCGCTGTACGACACGCCCATCGACATCAGCGACACCTCGCCTGTAAGCCGTCCCGCTCGTCTCATGCTCAAGCGCGTCGCAAACTTCCTGGCCAGCGGACGGCTCCTTCTCGAAGTCGCAGCCTCCGCTGAGCAGACCGAACTTCACGCCTACGCGAAGTCCCTGGTCGATGAGGCGAACCTCGCCATCTCCCAGATCGCAACTGGCGAACTCCCGCTCCCCGGTGCCGAGATGGTTCCGAACGCACAGCGCAGGGGTAGCACTCCCCTGATCGCAAACGTGGACGCGACCTCGAACGTCGAAGCCTTCTACGAGCGCTTCGCTAACCCCACTCGCGCCACGGTCTACGCCTGGGTGCCTGGGGGGAGTGACTTGTGAGTATCCTCGACATCCAGATCGTCGGCGACTCCGCTGGTGTTGAGCGTCTGCTCAAGCATCTCCACTCGTCCATGAGTGCCGAGTCGATGACGCACTTCCTGAACACCAAGATCGGACCCTACCTGCAGGAGCGAGCCAAGGCGCGCTTCCGGGGCGAGGGCGATGACGTGGTCGGACAGTGGGCTCCGCTTTCCGAGGCGACGATGAGCTTCCGTCGTTCGGGCCGCGAGCGCCAGCTCTGGTCGGTCGGGGACGCGCATCCGATCAACGTACGGACCCACGAGCTGGAAAGGTACATCACAGGTGGGTTCGATCCCGCCTACCCGACCACTATGGGCGCAAGCCTCCTCTTCCCCCACCGTGCGGGTCGCGGAGGCAAAAAGATCCGTGACAAAATCAACCAGGCGCAGCAGGGCAGTAGCAAAGGCCCCAAGCGACCCGTCCTCGGAGTGAACGAGCGGGACGCTACCTTCGTACTGGTCGAGCTGGCATTCCACATTCAGTCGCATCAGAGCGGCCTGTAATGGGGATTATCGCGGGCGACGTGCTCGCCTTCCCGAACAACGCTGTTGACATCATCGCGGCGAGGTTCGCAACGCTCGACCCGGACGTGCCGGAAGATCACATTCTCAAGCGCCCGCTTCGCAACACAGACCCGAACATCTCCATCGGAGTCTTCGGTACCCTTTGGGTGCCTGACGAGGACAGCATGGAGATCAAGGGAACAGGCTTCCATGACCCCACGCTGGACACCTACACTCTCGGAGTGCAGGGGTTCGTCAAGGACATGGACGAAGAAAGGGGACTGGCTTCACATTCGGTCCTCAGTGAAATGATCCGTACCATGCTGTACCGTGACCACCCTCTTCATGTAGGGTTGGCCGCGCTGAGCACCTCGATTGGTGGAGTCACCAAGCGATACCGGCGCTCAGGGATCAGAACGCAAAGGTACTTGTCCAATGAGCTGGAAGGCTCCTGGTTGTACCTGTCCACCCTGGAGTTCTGGCTAGAGACGGAGAGTTCATAGTGCCCACCAGCGACGAGGAGCTGCTCGAGAAGCAGCAGGCCGTCGAGGAGAAGCGCACTCAGCTGGCTGAGGTCCAGGCCACCGCTGAGGCGAACGAGCGAGCCCTCGACAACGACATCGCCGCCGCTGCTCTCGACGCGGAGGCTGCCCGCCTCGACGCCGAGATCGCGGAGGCCGAGAAGCGAGCCACTCCCGAGGCAGCCGAGGCCGCGAACGCCTCCAACCTCGGATCGGCCCGCGACCAGATGGAGGCAGCGATTGCGCGCCAGCGCGCAGCCGAAGCCCCTGTCCCGGAGCCGATCGACCCGGACAAGGTCTACACCTACGACAACCCGCCTGCCGAGGTGGTCGAGGCCGCACAGGCCGCTGCCGCCAAGGCTGGCGAGGCTGCCGAGGTCGAGACCCCCGCGACGCCGACTCCCACCACGCCCCCGCCTGCACCGTCCAGCCCGTTTGCGACTCCGGTCGTGAGCGAGTCGGGCAGCAGCCAGACCGACGACGAGACGGGAGCGTAAGTCATGGGTTACGGCTCGCAGGCTGGTCAGCTCCTCCTCCGCACACAGGCCGTTCAGGGCACCCTGATGGCCGACATCGGTACCGCAGGTGTCGGCATGAGGATCAAGGGCGGAAGCCTTGGTCCGAACCGGGACCTCCTGGTCACCGACCCTGAGATCGGTGGCGGTCGTGATGTGACCGACGCCTACCTCGGCGCGGTCAACTGGTCGGGTGACTACGAGTTCTACGCTCGTATGGACTCGCTGGCGACGCTGCTCAAGGCGTTCTTCGGCACGGTCAACTCGGCCACCGTCACGGGTGTCCAGACTCACACCTTCACCGGAAGCGACGCTGCGGCCCTGCCGTACCTGTCGCTCGAGGAGAAGCTCGGTGCAGGCCTGGAGACCTACAACTACACCGACGCCGTCGTCAACAGCATCCACCTGGAGGCTGAGGCGAACGGTTACCTGCAGGGCACCGCCGGTATGGTGGCTGCCAAGCAGGTCGCAGGCGCCACCCCGACGGCTTCGCCGATCTGGGACACGGGCAACCTGATCGTCGGTACCAACATCACCGTGACCTACAACTCGATCACGGTTCCGGCCAAGTCGTTCAGCTTCGACGGCAGCAACAACTTCCAGGACGACGACTTCCGTCTCGGAAGCTTCTACGTCGGCGAGCTGATCCCGAAGCGTCGCGAGGTCACGGCGGGCTTCAAGATCCGTGAGACCTCCTCGGCGCTCTGGCGCCAGGCGGTCTACGGCACGTCGGCGGCGACGGCTCCGGGTGGTATCCCCACCAAGAACCAGCTCGTCATCACCTGCTCGACCTACGAGGACATCGTGGGCTCGACTCCGCTGACCAAGCGGAGCATCACCATCACGATCCCGAACTTCATCCTGTCGCCGTACTCGCTGGCTGCCAGCGGCGACGACGTGATCGAGTCGGACCTCACCGGCCAGGCTCTGCGCCCGGTCGCGGGTACCTCGATTGCGACGGTGGTCATCAAGACCGGCGTCGCGGTCATCGCGTAACAACAAGTACGAAGCGCCTGCGCCTCCCGAATGCACCTCGGGGGGCGCAGGCGTTACATCATGTAAGTCCACAATGACCCAGAAAGGTCACAGGATATGACCGAGCAGACGCTCCCCCAGGACAACCCGATCGCCGCCGAAGAGGTCTACGAGGACTACTTCGGCTTCAAGCAGTCCGAGGTGTTCACCCTCCCGGACGGCAAGCAGTACATCAACTTCGACGTGATGAACGAGGGTGACAAGGCGCGGTTCCAGAAGGACACGAACCGCGACGTCACCGTCATGCGGACCAGCGGCGACGCCAAGATGAAGCTGGACCCCGCCGCCGAGCGCCACGCCCTTCTCGAGGGCAGCGTCTCCGGCTGGCACATGATGAGGCGCACCGAGACCGGCTGGGAGCCGATCGCGTTCTCCAAGACGGAGTTCAAGAACTGGCTCCGCGTCGCCAACCCCAAGGTCATCGAGGACCTCGAGCTGGCGATCCGCAAGGCGAACCCGTGGCTCCAGGCCGACATGACGGTCGAGGAGATCGACAAGGAGATCGACCGCCTCAAGGAGATGCGCGACGCCGCCGAGAAGCGTGAAGCGGGAAACGCAAGTTCCTCCGGCAAGTAGAACAACTCGTTCGTGGTGATGAGATCGAGAACCCCACCACGTCGATCCAGTTGTTCATCTTGTGCGAGAGGATGAACTGGACACACCTTCCGAACGCCGGGGGTCTGTATGACCAGCATCCCGACTTCATCGCAGACCTTTGGGTAATCTTCGCGGCACAGGCCAAGAAGGAAGCCGAAGAGAAGCGCAGACAAGAGTTCGAGTCAAAGCCGAACCGCAAGGTTGCGGGAGGTAGGCGTCACTAAATGGGGCGGCGACCATGCTGGACAAGCGTGGTCGCCGCCCTCTAGTATCACCACCAGTCGGGCACCTTGAGGCCCATCTCGGACTTCAAAGTCACGAAGGGCAGGGTTGACTCGACTTGAACAGTTACATGAACATTCAGGTCCGAGTCATGTCGGCTCAGGCGCAGGCTCAGATCCGCGCCCTCGAAGCAGAGATCGTTCGCCTCCGGGCACAGCTCGCCGCAGGTGGCATCGCCACTGATCGGTTCGGAGCAGCCACGGGACACAGCACCGCGAACCTCGGTAAGTGGGGAAACCAGCTCCAGTGGGCTGGCCGGCAGCTCACTTACAACTTCACAGTACCAATAGGACTGGCAGCTGGTGCTGCCGTCAAGTTCGCGCTGGAGAACGAAAAGGCCTTCACCAGCATCAAGAAGGTCTACGGCGATGTCGGACAGAGCCAGCAGGTTCTCACCAACGAGCTGAACGCCCTCCGGGGCGCGTTCGTCGCACTCTCCAACGAGTACGGCGTCCAGCAGTCCGAGGTCATCAAGGTCGGTGCCGCGTGGGCTGCAGCCGGTTCGTCCGGGCTCGCCCTCGCCAAGGGTACTGAAGCTACCCTGAAGGCCATGATCCTCGGCGAGCTGGATGCGGCTACCGCAACCCAGGCTCTCATCGCCATCCAGTCGCAGTACCGACTGAGTAGCGAAGAGCTCGCCGACACCATCGGCCAGCTCAACATCGTGGAGAACCAGACCGGCGTCACGATGGGTGACCTCATCATCGGTCTGTCTCGTACTGCTGGTGTGGCCAGGAACGCGGGCATCGACGTTCAGCACCTCGCCGCCATGATGGCTGCCCTCGTGCCGACTGCCGGTACCGCTGCCCAGGCCGGTAACGCGCTCAAGACGATCATCTCTCGTCTGCTGTCTCCGACCAGGGAGGCTTCGGACATCCTCAAGGCGATGGGGATTCACACCGAGGAGATGGCCTGGAAGAGCCAGAACGCTACCCAGCGTATGGAAATGCTGGCCAAGAAGTTTGACGGACTCGCTGACTCGCAGAAGGCTGTCGTCTCGGCAACCCTCGCGTCGCGGTTCCAGATCAACAAGTTTGACGTGCTCATGGAGGCACTGAACGGGAAGCTGGACTCCTACTACACCAGGGCAAACAAGGCGGTCGAGCAGACCGACTACATGTATCGTGCACAGAAGGAGCTTAATACTGTTCTGGAGTCGAGCCCGCAGCGGATTCACCAGCTCGGAGTGATCCTTCAGAACAGCCTGGCAGACATCATCCAGCCGCTGATCCCGGTCATCCTGATGCTGGCACAGTCGGTTGTTACCCTGGTTCAGAAGTTCCAGGAGTTGGACCCGAACCTCCAGAAGCTGATCGGCTTCGGTGTTCTGTTCCTCGCGCTCCTCGGACCCATCGCCAGGTACGTCGGTTCCGTCGCCCAGCTGTTCAGTCTTCTGGGTCGGGCATCCGGCTTCCTCGGTGGTGCCCTGTTCGGCATCGGCAGGGCTTCCGAGACGGTTGTCACTGGTGCCGGTCGCATGAGTCGGATGTTCGGAGCACTCAAGGGTGCTTTCGCAAACCTCCTCACGGGTGGTATCGGGGTTGCACGATTCTTCGGGGTCAGGTTCGTTGCAGGGTTTGCCCTTGCCACCCGCGAGATCGGTCGCATGATCTTCCTCATGGGTGGTCCGTTCTTCGCCCAGGCCGGTCGCATCGCCATCGCAGGCTTCGCGCTGATGGGTACGAACCTCGTCCGCATCTGGACCGGCACGATGGGACTCATTCGGGTCCTGACTGCTACCG